ATAATTGTCCATTAGATATTAGAAATGGGCTGGGTAGATGAAAGACAAGTATTTATAAATGAATTTAATATGTTAAATACATCAAATGTAGATAGTAAAATCGCACAACTAAATGATGTAATTGCATCCTATATTCAAACAGGTGGATTAACCGATCCTGCAAATACACAACCATTTTATGCTAAGATTGGACCACAAGTAGATGCAATTAGAGCTATAAAACAACAATACAGTGATTTACATAAGAGAATTAATAAAAAAATAATAGGACATGTTGATGACGTTAATGTGGGTACAACATTAACAGATATTGCAGCAGTTCAGGCTAAAATTACACAATATGAGAAACATTTAAAAGATATTAACATTGATGTTGAAACAGCTCTTGCAAGAGATGAATTACTCCGGTCTAGAAATACAAAACGTGATTCTCATAGTCTTTTTTTAACAGATAGACCCATACGTAAAACAGTTATACCCTATTTATGGATTTTAGCAATTGTTTTTATTGGTATTGGGCTCATTATGATTAAAATGAATATGCCAATAGATCTCACTAGAATTCCCGTTAATCTACCTGAATATGCTTTATCCATTATAACAGAATTTATAATGAATCGTTATGTATTATTATCATTATTGGGTGCATCATCTGTAACAATCCTCTTTTTATCATTAAAAATAGCTGGTGTAATCTAATCCTATAAGTGTATAGTATATAGATATTACAAATGATATATAATTATCATCTGTAATAAAACGATAAATGTAGATAGAATGGCTACCGCTACTGATTTGAATGCAATCTATTCAAATGCAGACAATACTGCTGCGATTTTACCATATGTTCAACCATCTATGCGTGATTCTAATGGAATATTAACAGTATCATCTGTTGCTACTATTATTTCATCTTTAAAGACTGCAAATGCGCTTCCTATATTGTCAAATGATAAACAGAAAGATACAACATCTGTTAATCAATATGAAAGAGCGATTGATACATTTATGAAAAATGCTCAAGCCGAATATAATTTTTACAATGCTCTTTATAAAATAGCATTGGAAAAATTGTTTTCAAGTATTCGGAATGGATATTCAAATCCAAGTCCAGATAATACTGCAAATGTTACTACAAATTTAGGACATGCAAAAAAATTAAATATAAAACTAAATGACTTAGTTCAAATTCTTAAGGGTGCATCTGATGATATGGTTGCAAGTTCAGCTGTTATGAAAGCAAAAATTGATAAAATGAATGAAGATGTAAAGCACATAAAAACACAATTAAATCGTCAAGGAGAAATTATTAAATCTAGCCAAGGTGTTACTAAAATTAATAAAGAAATGATGAAATATACGGAAGAAAAAGGACGATATACAGATAATCTGTTGAAAATGTACAGTTTTCTAAACATTGTTGCATTTGGACTACTGATTTATATTTATCGGGCTGCCAATTGATTTTGTATCTTGTCTTAAAATTCTATCAGAGTTTTAGATGTCACTTATTGAGTCAATTAAACAAACAGATCTGTCACAAGACATTCAATTGGCAGCTGCAATTAGTGATTTAAAGCGTAATCCAGCTTCTCTTACTACATTTTTAAATGATCAACAGAATAAAGTATTTAATACAATTACACAACAAAAAGATGATACATTTAACATGGTATACGGCGATTTGACTCGTTCTAAAGATGTGCAAAATGCAGTTCTAAACCATAACCTAAAAAGTAGAGAAATATTGAGATTACATGATAATATCCTTGTTAATCAAGAAGATACGGCTAATTCCATTGTTCAAAATAAGAATACGTTTGGACGTAAATATGAAATGAATGAATGGTCGGTTAATAATAAGAAAGATACCTTGTTTGTATTGTCATCTTTATTTATTACAATTGGTTTATTCTTATTATTAACTGCTTTATTACGCCTACGATATATTAGTGCAGGAGTATGGGGATTTACTGGAGCAATTGGACTTGTTATCTTTATTATGATTGTTGTAAATCGTGCACAATATACGGATAATTTACGAGACAATAAATATTGGAATAAGAAACGATTTGAGGGACAGTATGGCAAGATTCCTGTCCCGTCTATTTGCCCAACAGCTCCAACACCAACAGGTAGTGGATCAAGTCTTGCAAGTAGAGCGGCTGGTGCTACAAATGCTGCTAGTGCCGTTAGTAATGTTGCAAGACAATAAATAAAAAGCAGATATGCTATAGATGAAGGAGTTGTTTGATAATCAATCTGCTGTTACATGTCATGCTAAATTATCAGAAACAACTGATAAAATACAATCTTGTTTATTTGATGATGAGAAAGCTCAGACAAAAACCATTGCAAATCTGTTTAAATTAAAAGAAGATATTCAAACTGTTAAAAATTCCATTACAGATTCATTAACGACAGGTGATGCTATAGTTGGTAATGCTACTGGAGCTACAGTTTCAAATGAAATACATACTCGTTATAGTGATCTTAAAACAAAATCGGATAAATTAGAAAAAGAAATAAAAGACAAACAGAGCATGATTGATAAAGTCAATCGTGATTTTATAGATCATGATAAAAATGTTAATCAAACAAAAGTACTTTTCTTAGAAGACTATACTATGTTTTTTGTTTTGATTTCATATTTATTTATGATTTTTATTTTTATATTTGTATATACCACTGCAGCGGATAATAAATTATATGCATTTGGACAAGCATTTATTGGATCAGTTATATTTACTATTGCGGGAGGAATGATGTTGTATAATATTATTTAGGATGCTTCTTTGAGCGAAACATTGTACCTGTGCCTATAAGGCACATCTAGGATGCTTCTTTCAAAGAAGCATCGTACTCCTCCACATCCTCATCATGATCAAACACGCGCATTTGTTTAAACGTTCTCTTATCCACAGGTTCACCACATTTATCCGATAAGCGTTTGTATAATTCAGGTTGCGACAACTTACGTCCCACACCACCTCCAATGGCTTCATACCACGATTTATATGACCGAAACAAATCTTTGATATCAGCCTCATATCCGCCTTTCTTCACTTCACGAATGCGCGCATTCATAAATTTTCCTACAGAATCAAATGACTCCTGATACTTATTTGATTCTTGAGTGACAATTGCAGGCACTTGACCCAGTCCATTCGGCTGATATTCCGTTTTGTAGATATGGACCAGTCGTGACATGAAATGAGAACGCCACAGAAACATATTGGTATCCAGGTTAGGATCACGAGGATAAATATGTACCGCAGGATTAATCTCTTCAGCACTCGTATCCACGAATTTAGATTCAAACGGCACCGCACGAACACGACGCCATGTACCACGATCCATCGTATTGATGGCAGGAAAGGCATTACACAACATAAAGATTTTACCCGTGATTTTGAACTTCGTCTGCTCTTCAAAGAGACCGCGTGCCTCTACATCATCTTCACCCGTAAATTGCTTCATACGCGATGTATTCAACGGCTCTTTGTCATCAGGCTCAGCCATGTAGATGAATCGCTTATTTCTGATTGCCATGATATCAGGGTTGGCGGCACCCGATTCAGGACGCTTACGAGTCATGGCAGTGGATTGCAATGAAGATGCGTAATCACCGAGTACCATAGACATCAGATCCACCAACTTAGATTTACCATTACCACCCACACCGATCCATGTTTCATAGGTCTGTTCTTTATTTGCACCTTCCAAACACGACGCCAATTTACGCCACATGTAGGTTCGCAGTTCAGGTTTAGGAAAGAGTTTTTCCATAAAGTCATCCAGTTTGGCGTGAATATCGGCCTGTTCCTGATCATATGGGTCATACTCAATGTAATCAATGGGATCACAGTTCTTTGTCTGATAACGTCCAGCCATGAAGGTAATGAAATCAGTCGGCTCTGCTTTGCGAAACTGCACAGTATATCCTGCACTAAGATTGGTAGGATCAATGGGTACTCGCAGATCCAGAACACCATTTGCAAATCCGATCAAGTATTGATTGGCATTTAACTTTAGTGCAAAGTCTTCTTCATAGAAGATACCAATACATTCTTTCATGACAGAATCTTTGAAGCCTGATTGATAGAGCGATTCTTCAATCTTCAACATCTTTTTCATACGCGTTTCATCCCAGGTACGCTGATTTTCATCTACATTATCTCGTGCCATGTGTGCACGAATACGACTTCGTGTATCGGAAATGACTTGGGCTACTTCAGTCGTAATTTTGTTACGAAGTTCAATTCCTTGAGGGATCTTCTTCCAGTATGTTCCATTGAAGTGGTACCATTCCACTCTCTTGGAATCCACTGATGCACAATAGTCATTGCCATACATGCGTTTCATGAGGCGTGCAATATGTGTATGAGTCAAATCCATTTCGCTTTCTACGAAATTGATAAAGCTATTTTTGGTAATCTGGCGATATTTGTCAGGATTATCATTGCGTGCCCACATGTGGAGAGATCGCTCGGTCAGTTTGTGTTCGGAATGATTACGCGCCCATTTTGTCCAGTTGCGAAAGAGTTCGGCGCGTTTATTGACGGAAGCCTTTGCCGATTTGGCACTGAATTCCATCCAGACGTCAAACATTTCTTCGCTCGGATCAATGTTGTGCAAGCACATCCCGACTTCCAGCCATGTTTTGTAGGCAGTAGCACGTTCAACTGATAGACACTGTATAGTTAGTTCCTTCGCAAGTTCAATCTTATCTAGATGCAATTGTTCATAAACATTGGAGGAAGTCAGTTGAATGACGGGAACGATTTCATGATGTCCGTCTTGATTGATAACGGTAGTTCGTTTTCCAGTACAGAGATCTAAGCGGGTCTGCCATTCTTCTTGGTTTTTTTCACCTATTGAGAATACATCTGTGCATAGATTATGACGAATAGAGAGTAATTCAATGAGTTGGCGTGTTTCGTATTCGCGATCCTCTATATGGAATTCTTTGGTGATGGGGTTATAGATATAGACAGATGCAAGCTGATATGCGGGAATATCGGGTTTGGACTCACCATAGAAGAACCATCCATTTTTCTTCACAATGGCTTCATCAAATACATCCTGTTCCGAATTGATAAACTCTGTTCCCTTGAAGGCCTGTGCGAGGATCCCTTCAGAGAGGGCACGATGACGCAGAACTTGTTGATGTTCAGAGTGGAGGATAAGATCAGGACATTGAATATGAATTCCATCTTTGATGGAACGTTGAGCCGCTTTTTTATCTTCATAAGGAGCGGGGTGCAAGCTGATAAAGAAGCGTATGGGTTTATTCAATGAATAGAAATGGGTAATCTGTTCAACATATTTTTGAGTAAAGGCATAGATATGGGAGAGTTCAAACTGGCGTTGAATAGCGTGTTCCGTGGGGTATTTGAAATCCAGATCAATGAGGATGGGAGCACAGAGATCAGCCCGTCGTTGTTCCACCAAGTTCAGAGGACGTCGGTGTTGAACAAAGAGATAGTCGTGGAGCAAGTCCAAGAACTGCGGGTATTCTTCCGTGCTGACGGTGAAGTTTCCTTTGAGCGATGCCATACCTGTTAATGTACATTCACCTTTCTCGCCTTTTCGGTGGGTTGTAATGAACTGACCGAGGGGAGTTTGATGACAATTATCAGACTGCATCGTGCTACAAGATAGATAGAGATTTTGTTGGTTTCTTTAAGCAAAAATATGATATCAATTTTTATTGATATCATATTATACTGTATAATGCCGTATAACATAAGGTAGATATATAACAATATCATATCCCAAATAAAAATTGATATAAACAGATCTAATACATATTAGTAGAGAATGAAGGACTCTGATTTCTGTAAAGTCTGTCGTTACTATTTGTATTTAGAAGAGATCACTGATGAGAAACAGGAAATTGAGCTCCGACAAATCTGTCGTAACTGTGGATATCAGGCAATTATGAAAGGTGGATTGATTCTGGAGATTGACTTGAAAGAGAAGACATCTGAGGGGTACAAGATTTTGATGAACGAATTTACGAAAGAAGATCCTACATTACCGCATGTGCATACGATTGGATGTCCAAATGAGGCATGCGAGTCAAATACGACGGAGAAAGAAAAAGATGTGATTTATTTGAAGTATGATGTGGTGAATATGAAATATCTGTATATTTGTAATGTATGTGATACGAAGTGGCGGTCTAAGGCCTAGTAGGCTTTTCTTAACGAGTTCTTAACGAGTTCTTAACAAGTTCTTAACAAGTTCCAAAAAAGCCTTAACAACCCTAAAAATAACTAGAAAATGCATTAACCCCTTCCAATTTAGGTAATAGTTTATTAATTCGCTTACGTGACTTATTTTTATTTTTATTATTATTTTTATTCTTATTTTTGTAATGCCCTTTTCTCTCTGTCATATGACGCGCATGATATTTTTCTTGATACTTTTTAAGAATATGTATATAATTATCATTAATTTCATCCCATACATTATCAAATGCGGTTTGCCACTGGATAAGTGTAGTTAAATATTCACGCCGATTTGTGTTAGATATATCTTCTATCATAACAATAAGATCTGAAATTTCATCATTAACCCTGTTATGCATTTCTTTAAATGTATCATATTCATTTGTAATACGGGTTATATTTCGCATTCGTTCCCTTGCCAGCTCATTTCTAAACATTACCATTCTATGATGATCTACTCTGAATGTTCCAAGTATCTCCTCATATATTGCTTGTATATTCATTCTATATAGGATAGAGAAAATTTATACCTGAATCTAGGCATAAAGCATATATCATATTGATGCGCTATCTGATCGTAGGCACAGGTTTATCAAGATACACTCTAGTATGACAGATCGCAGAATCAGGACACACGGTGGCTGGCAAAACAATAATTGTTATACTGTTGGAGATGATCTGTATTATCCTGTTCCAACACAGCATAATATGGATGCTGCTATATTAAATGCATTGGAAGTGGCTGATGTGTTAGCTTAAAGTTTTGGGTCAGTATATATGTAATAAGAGGCTTTTTAACAAGTTCTTAAGCCTATGGGTAACTGTTGCCAACCTGTTCCTACAGATCCTGTACCCACAGAAGAGATAAAACCAAAGAATCTGTCTGTTACGTTTACAAATGTACAGATTGATCCAGTTTGCGTGATACATAAAAGAATTTTTCCTAAGGTACAATCACCTAGCCACTTAGATTTATCTGTAGAGTCTATTAAAGAGTCGCCTACTTTAGAGTCATCTATCCTAAAACAAATCCAATCACTCTGTATTGTAAAAGTAGCGCTTAAATTACCTAATGGTACAGATGCAGTCCAATACAATGAAGACAAAAAAGTATTTGAAGAATGCAATATAGATGAATGGTTGCAATCTCTGTATAAAGATAAACAATGGACATCATGGATTATATACAATGATGATACCAGTGAGTTAGGAAATAAAACAACAGCTTTAGGACACTGCAAAGGAATCCTCGCATGGAACAACACCCATCTATCATGGCTTGTCCATTCTGTTCCTAATTTCCCCCGAGAATTTACTGGATCCACCATTTCTCCCATTGAACATGGCGAACATATTTATGGACAATCTTTTTTGCATCTGACACGACAAGCAGATGATGCATTTGTGAAACAAGTTGTTCAACAAATCCATCTGATGGAAGCTCATGTGTATATGAAG